CGTTGTCGTAAAGGTCGGCGTTTGAATCCATGTCCAGCCAGTGCCAGCTGCATTCGCTTCAACTAGCACTCCGCCCAGCGTATTATGCGGCGTATGTACATCGCTAATACGAACAGTCACCCCCGCATAATCAGCTACATCAAGCACTAAAAACTGCGCCAGCGTGTATTCCGTAGCTCCGGTTATCGCCACCCCACCAACCTCAAGCCCTCCCGTTGTTGGGTTATACCGCAGATTGCCGCCGCCACCCTGAAGTCCGTTCATCGTAACACCCCTATTTTATGGTAACGCAATGTACCAGATGCAGACGAGGTAATCGCTTGGATGCAGCTACCCTTACTTATAGTAATCGGAGGTGGCATACCCCCTGCGTATAGGATAAACCCATTGGCTACGGTAACCGTAGTTGTCTCTGGGGGCCCGATCTTAATATAACAGTCAACATCTGTCCACAAGGCATAGTCTGCCAGTTCAGGAATATCCGCTGGAACCGTGGTCGCCGCTGTGCTACTTATAGCTAAATTACCCTGAGTGTATCCAGAGATAGTTATCGCTTTTATCGCCATTTGAGTCTCCTCTAGGCCCGTCGTATTCCACGCGGGTCTTCTACAACAGCTTCTACACTGTCATCGTTTATGATACGGAACTCTTGACCCGATACATTTACACGGGTACCTGAATTAGGGCGTACCAATACAAAATCCCCAACGGCGCATGATGCACCTGAAGGGAATCGCTTTTTATCCTTATAGGCATCTGGGCCCATATCCACTACGAATAATACCGGAGAGAGTAGTTCTTCATACTCCACTGTCTTGTCAGCTTTAACGATGCCGCTATCATACTGCTTGTCTATTGTCGGAATGCTACATAATAGGTGGAACGTAACTGGCACTGGCATCTTCAATTTCGGTATTTCTTTAGGGATATCACTCATCTGCATTTTCCTCTTTTCGCAATCCATCAATTATAAAATGTTCCACCAACGCTAAGATATTAATCTCGCTACTGCAGGACTTGTACTCGACGAAATCAACACATCCGCCTTCGCATATCCGTTCTTGTTTACTTGCCTTTATCCTTTGTATTTCCTTTAGGACCATTTCCACTCTCATGCTTACCCCTATCATGTAATACCTTGGCTATATCTATACCAGCTTTCAATCCCGAAGCCTCTTGCGCATTATCCATCTTAGCCTTACTTTCAGCCACTTTTGCGCCCATATTCATCGCGGCCAATTTCTCGGTAGACTCAAGTTTCCTCTCCGCTAGAGCAGTCTGATCAGCCTTATGTGAAGCATCCAGTACCAGAGCTTTCTCTTTGAGCTGGATCTCTTTATCTTTTTGCTCCACACCCTTAGCTTTGATTTGTAGCTCTTGCTGCTGCATCTGAACCATCGGGTCCTGAGCGGCCTGTTGTGCGGCTTCCTGGGCGGCTGTAGCTTTATTGTTCTGGATTACACGTTCGGTAGCATCGGCAGCCATACGAGACATGGCTACTTCCATCTCTGGGGGTAATGGTTGGCCTTCTGGGGGTAGTGTAATACCCATCTGTTGTTCGACTTGATTACGGAAACTGTATCCAATATGTGACGCGATGTGCGTCTGTAGCGCAGCAATAATGCCCTGGGCGGCAGGATTGACCTGTAATAGCTGCTGTATTTTGGGGTCTTGCATGAGCGCCATGTGCACTTTAATATGCGACTCGTGGTCCTGCATGAGGAACGCCTTGACTGGTTTTACGACCAGAATATTCTGGTTTTCTGTTACTGGGTCTGTGTTCTCGATGTCATCGTCAATTGGAACCAACTTATCAGCGTTCTTTATGCCGATGACCTCTATCATCTGGCGATGTAGGATTTTCAGGTCATATATACCTGGGGCTTGCTGGGCCATTTGGGTAACTGTCTGGTATTGGATAACCTTGTGGGCCATAGTTGACGCATTAGGATCGCTTACCGGGATTACTTCACAAAGGTCATAGTCAGAACTCTTTACAGTCCGTTCGGCTTTTTCAACATCGTAGTCGTAGTCGTCGTCCGTACATTCTTTGATAATAGCCTTGAGTAGCTTAAATTCTCTACGCATCGAGTAATGCATACGGGCTTGTATGGCACTCATTACCTTCAACTGACGCTCCAGCAGTGCTAGTGTAGTGCCTACCGGGGCGTTCCCTGACATATCTGCTACATTGAGCTCAGAGGCATTCACGAAGGATTTACCCTCACCTATTATATCTGTGAGCAGCTGATATAGCGTTTGGCTTGGTTCTTTGTAAGGCATTGGGAATAGATTATCCCGTATTGTGCCCCCAGGAACTTCAACGTCTCGCCATTCACCAGGAGCCACGGGTGTGTCATCCCCTTTCACGACACGCAGTCCTCGAGTCTTCAAACCCCCAGGAAGATTGCTCAGAGTGCCGGCATCTACCAACTGCCGTGTTAACGATGTAGCCGCGCGCGCATAGCCACCGATCAAGTGAATCAAACCATAACCATATGAGCCCATCCCTGGTACATAGTTATACTGTACAAAATGAGTCATGCGCAGTTTCTTCTCGTCATCTTCTTTATAGTTCCTACGTACAGCGAATAACTGATTGGTACTCCGATCTACCGTCACTATGTAGGGGGAGGCTATACCGTCCTCTAAGCCGAACTTATCTTTGAATCCATACCCACTAAGATCCAACTCTGTCTGAATCTCCAGCAACCTATGCCGTGGATCTGTTACTGCAGAGAATTCCTCTCCAGTGGCAGTCTGACGTTCTCTTTCTATTTCGTCTAAGGGATCTTGTACTTCAGCTACATCCATGTCCCGGTAAAATTCACAGGCCATTAACTTCTTAATCTCGTTTACAGACTTGCGCATAACATGGGTTATACGGTCTGCGCTGTCCAGATCAGACGCTCCATAAGGAATTACCACGTCCTCTGCTGGGACAAACTTTGACACCTGCCTACCTATGGTGTCATCGTAATAGACCTTCTTAAACGCGCTACCAGCTAATGGGAGCGACCATAGCATCTTCTCATGTTCCGGACGATACTCAGTCATACGATCGGTGAGCTGATAATTCATATCTTCCGCAACACGGGCTGCAGCAGCTAGATTCTCCTTGGTTTCTTCGCCTATGATAGTAGTCTTCACTGGCCCCATAGCAGGGAAAGTCTCAGTAATTACTTCACTCTGAAATCGTACAACTGCTTCAGTGAGCATCGGGTGAAATACACCACAGGCATTAGGCCACGGTTCCGAACGAGGCTCATTCTGCAAACCCAGTAGCTCAAGTCCTTTGAAGTAAGTCCGTATCCACTCCTGCCGAGATAACAGATCTGTTTCAAACTGGGTAACTAATTCAGTACATAGTCTGTTGCATTCGTCCTCACTTAATTCATCGGCTATATTAGCCCCAAATTCTTTGTCATCATGCCCATCTTCAGGCTCAATCTCGATCGTGATATTACCTTCGGCATCTGTAGGATATTCTATTTCTAACTCTGTAGAGTCAATAGACCCGCTACCCTGTGGTAATCCCGATGTCGTGTTGTACATACTGTTACTGATCATAGTTAACCCTAGTAGTACGCCGAACTTCGATTAGATTTAAAATACTGTATTGGATCTGGTTCATCCGATGGGAGCCGCATATATCCACCCTGTCTAAACCTTGACAACGCAAGGGTCATGGAATCCGTCAAATCGTCGTGTTCGCCAGAAGGGAAGGACGCTACTTCATCTACAACTTCTTCTGCCCATCGGGTTCTAGGCACCCATACCTTCCTAGAGGCAAATATATCAGAGACCGCATTCAACCTACTTATTTTGTCTTGGCCCTTACCGGGACTAAATTCTTGAACAGAGATCCCCATCGCCCGGAATTCTTGTATGAGTGGGGCTCCTGCGGCTTTCTTTTCGACCAAAAATGAGTCTGGTTCCCAGTCTTTCCATTCATCAAACGCCACCTTTTTGAGTTCTGGAAACTCTAGTCGTTTCCTGAAAGCATTCAGTAAGATAATATTGGGTAAGCCTTTATCCTCATCATTGTACCAGACTCCCCATGTTGTGCAAGCACTGTAGTCATTAACGGTCTTAGTTTCATGGGCCGTATCCCAAGCTTGGATAATAAAGTCGCACTTGGGTGGCTTAGACCCTTCCCACCACTGCCACCATTCCCGTTTGATGATTGCACTTGCATCGCCCGTGGGGTTCTGTTGGTACTGGGCATTCCACTGATATGTTGGTAATTCAGCTTTGGTAGCCTCGAGTGCTTCGACAGGCCAAAATTCGGGCCATAGCGACTTTCCAGAAGGCAGTATCGCTGGGAATTCCACAACAGTCCATTCGTTGCTATTCCGCAGGGCCGCTGATCGAAGTACTTGCGCCGTAAGGTCTTTTTGTGACCAACGTGTTTGCACAATTAAGATCGCCGCACCTGGTTGAAGCCGCTGCCTTGGGCCAGAAGTGTACCATTCATATATCTTGTCGTGGACTGCAGAATTGTGCATCCCTGCCATAGCGTCTTGTTCCGAGATCGGGTCATCCAATATGCATAAATCTGCTCCTTTTCCAGCCATTGCACCGCCTACCCCGATAGCATTATAGTCCCCGCCGAAGTTAGTATTCCAACGCCCCGCAGCTTTTGAGTCAGTTTGGAGTTCAACAGATGGGAATACATTATGGTATATATCAGAATCTACCAGGTTACGGACTTTACGCCCGAAACTAACTGCAAGCTCTGCTGTATGCGATGCTTGAATGATCTTTTTATGGGGGAATTTACCTAAGAACCAAGCCGGAAATAGATATGACGCAAATTCGGATTTCGTATGTCTAGGTGGGAGATTAATAATCAACAGTTTCAGTTCGCCACTAGCTATCCTTTCAAACAACCTAGCGATTCGTATATGATGGTTACCCTCTATAAAGGCTGGCCATACCTCGTGGACAAACTCCATAAAATTATCCTGAGTCAATTGCCGCTTCTTGCGGGTCTCCAGCTCATCCAACAGCCCCAGAATGACCACTTTCTCATCCGGAGGTAGCTTCCCTAGAACATAATGTAATTGATGTGGGGGTAACCCCTTTATTTGGTCTACTACCGATGCTAATTGGCTGGTACTAGCCCCCATCGTTCAATTCCTCACCAGCAAAACCTAATATTGCATCTGCATCAGGTAGCGGCCCAATGTCAACGAGGGGGGTATCCACAATTTCCGCTTCGGAGATATTCGTTAGATATGTTGACAGTTTCGTAGCTAATTCGTTCTCGATCTCAATTGTGGTACGATGTTCCACAGTGACGTTTATGTTCTCTGCGAAAGCGTTTACATCAG